TCAAAGGCATGGGAGATTTGTGCCGGACTGGTGAGCGAGACGGCGGATATAGGAGGCGAGCGCTTCCTCGGACGGGAAATGCGCAAGCTTGCCGGGGCTGGGGTGCAGCACAACGTTCAGCGCCTCTCCACATGCCTGACGCTCCATATATTCCACGGGCATCTCCGTGTAAAAATGCTCTGACGCGATATGGCGCAGCTCATGGCGCAAAACCTCCCCGCGCTTTACCTCGCTCAAAAGCGCGTTGATGTACACGCTGAAGCTGCCGTCAGAGTTTGGAACGGTAACACCCTCGACCTTTATCGGCAGCTCAATGAGTCGGACAAAATAATCAGTCATTGTGAAGCGCCTCAATGATCTTTACGGCGCGGCGCACATCGTCCGGTGTGGCGTCCCTGGCGAGCTTGAAGAGCATTTTCATGTCCTCGCGGCTGCGCAGAGTCTCCAGAAGCTCTGCCAGCTCCGCGTCTGCGGCGGTCTGCGTGGAGGTGAGCGTGTTCATATCGACGCCGAAAAACTCCGAAAAGACGCGGAGTGTATCAATATCCGGCTCACGCTTGCCGGTCTCATACATTCCGATGGCGCTGCGCGACAGCCCGGTGCCGTCGGCAAGCTGCTGCTGCGACAGCCCCGCCTTGCGGCGCAGATGTGTCAGAGTATCGCTGAAATGAGACATATGCCTAATCCTCCACGGTGTCACAACATACTTATGCCACGAATATATCACATTACGTGATAATTGTAAAGAAAAACTTTTTTAAGAAACCGCGAGACGTGGGTATTGACTTATACAACAGACAATGGTATACTCCGAAATGTCACATGGCGTGACACAAAGAGCAGAGAGAAAACCGGACGCGGACGCACTCCGCGCCGGTGGATTTTTTGCACCTGTATAGTCACGTAACGTGACACAGAATCAAGCGGGCGGAGGTTGCATTGATCGGTTTGCGCAGCGCCGGATACATACGCACGGCGGAGATATTCGGCTATCCCGTGGGGGAAGAGAGCGAAGAGCTGTGCTGCGGCGAAAATCCAATGCTGCCGTGCTGGCTGTGGAGCGGCGAGCCCGGGAAAACGGAGGACGGCGGCAATGGGGAGACATTTTGTGAGCTATGAGGCGCAGTGCCCATTTTACAGGGCGGAGGACAGAAACAAAATCTACTGCGAGGGGGTGGAGAAGGGCAGCAGCCTGCACAACGCCTTTGCCGGCAGCGCGGCTTCATATAAGGAGCGCTACTGCTGCGCGCGGTGGGAGGACTGCCTGATCGCAAAGATGCTGTGGAGCAAGTACGATTGACGGAAGGGAGGGAGCACAGCGGGGAGCTTTCCCCGGGAAATGAAGAGAATGCAGAGCAACAGTGAAAAAGAGACAAAGGAGAATGCGCGCTGCCGGCGGTTTATGGACATGACGGATGCCGCGGCGGAGCTGATACAAAGCACGATAAGCGCCGCCGCGCCCGACGATCCCAAGTCGCTGCGCGCGATCACCGGGGCGCTGAAGGATCTGAAAGAGCTGATGGACGATCCGCCGGGCGCGGCAAAGGACGGCGGGAACATCGTGATACGTATAGAGGGCGATGTGCCGGACGCACCCGAGCTGCCGGAAGCGCCGTAAAGCGCCCTGATGCCGTACATAGATATACCCGCACCGAGCGCAAAGCAGCGGCAGTTTTTTGCCGACGGGCACAAATACGTTGCCTACGGCGGTGCGCGCGGCGGCGGGAAGAGCTGGGCGGTGCGCGTGAACGCACTGCTGACGGCGGCACGATACCCCGGCGTGACGCAGCTTATCATCCGCCGCAGCTACCCGGAGCTGTACGCCAACCATATAAAGCCGTTTCTGCGCCTGCTGCCAAAGGGCAGCTATGCCTACAACGACACTCGCAAGGAGATAACCCTCCCCAACAGCAGCCGTATAATCTTCCGCTACTGCGCGAATGACACGGATCTATTGAATTTTCAGGGGACGGAGTGCGACGTGATGTACATTGACGAGGCGACGCAGATCACGGAGGAGCAGTTCCGTGTGCTCTCCGCATGTGTGCGCGGCGCGGACAACGGTATGCCGAAGCGCTGCTATCTCACGTGCAATCCCGGCGGGGTCGGACATGCATGGGTAAAAAGGCTTTTTATCGACCGTATCTATAAGAGCGGCGAGCGGGCGGAGGAGTACAGCTTTATTCAGGCAAAGGTTCACGACAACCGCGCGCTCATGCGCGCGCAGCCGGACTATATCCGCCAGCTTGAGGCGCTGCCGCCGAAGCTGCGCGCGGCATGGCTGGACGGATCATGGGACGTACACATGGGGCAGTTTTTCGAGGAATTCCGCAATCTGCCGGAGCATTACGCCGACAGAAGATGGACGCACGTGATAGAGCCGTTCGAGATACCGGCGGACTGGCGCGTTTACCGTTCGTTCGACTGGGGGTATCACAGACCCTTTTCATGCGGCTGGTGGGCGGTGGACTACGACGGGGTGGCGTACAGGGTGCTGGAAATGTACGGCTGCACCGAAACGCCGAACGAGGGCGTGCGCTGGACGCCGGACAGAGTGTTCGCGGAGCTGGCGCGCACCGAGCGCGAGCACCGCTGGCTGCGCGGGCGGCAGATAACCGGTGTTGCCGATCCTGCGATATGGGACGGCTCGACCGGAGAGAGCATTGCCGACTGCGCCGCGCGCCACGGCATATATTTTTCGCGCGGCGATCACGCGCGCATACCGGGATGGATGCAGCTGCACTACCGCCTGACGTTCGACGAAAACGGCTATGCGATGATGTACGTCTTCAAAAACTGCGCCGCATTTATCCGCACGCTGCCGCTGCTGCAATATGACGCGCAGCGCGTGGAGGATCTGGACAGCGACGGCGAGGATCATATCGCCGACGAGACGCGGTATTTTCTCATGTCGCGCCCGATAAAGCCGCGTTCAGGCGAAAAAGAGACCGGGCGCGGCGCGCTGGAGCTGCTGCTTGATATACCGGGAGGCGCGCTCGGCGCGAAGATCCCGATAAAAAGAATGGAGATTCTGAATGAGTGACAAAATTGAAAGTGCCATCCGCCCCGCAGAGGATGCGCCGGACGCCGCGCCGCGCGCCATAGGGCGCGACGAGATACGGAACGCTTATGCCACGCTTTTGAAATACAAGGCCGGAAAGGCAAATCTTGAACGGCGCATCGTGGATAATCAGCAGTGGTACAAGCTGCGGCAGTGGGAATGCCTGCGCCGGGCGAAGGCTAAAGAGCAGATAGAACCCGCGAGCGCATGGCTGTTCAACGCCATTGCCAACAAGCATGCCGACGCGATGGACGCCTTTCCCTCCGCGGCGATACTCCCGCGCGAGCAGGGAGACGTTGCCGAGGCAGAGATGCTGACGGCGGTGATACCGGTGGTGCTGGACGAGTGCGACTTTGAAAGCGTGTATTCCGGCGTGATGGACGACAAGCTCATTGCGGGCACGGGCGTGTACGGCGTGTTCTGGGATGCGGAAAAGCTCAACGGACTGGGAGACGTGGACATTGTGCAGACGGACGTCATCAACCTTTTCTGGGAGAGCGGCGTGACCGACATACAGCACAGCCGCAATCTTTTCTACGTGAGCCTGAGAGACAACGACCGGCTGGAGGAGGAATACCCCGCCGTGCGCGGGAAGCTTGGCGGCGCGGTGCTGGACGTGGCGAAATACGTATATGACGACAGCGTGGACACCGCAGGCAAGAGCGTAGTGGTGGACTGGTACTACAAAAAGCGCGTCGGGCGGCGCACGGTGCTGCACTACTGCAAGTTCATTGCCGGACAGGACGAGCCGCTGTACGCCACGGAGAACGACACCGCCCCGGTTACGGACGGCATGGGCGGCGTTATCCGCCCGGCGCCGGTGGAGACTGGGTGGTACGACCACGGACTGTATCCGTTCGTATTTGATCCGCTGTTTCGCACAAAGGGCACGCCGTGCGGCTTCGGATATGTCGATGTGGGCAAGAACACGCAGGAGTACATTGACCGCGGCGATCAGGCGATAATGCAGAACATGCTCTTCAACTGCAAGCCGCGCCATTTCATCCGCAATGACGGCAGCGTGAACGAGGCGGAGTACGCAGATCTTACAAAGGATTTTGTGCATGTGGACGGCGCGCTTGGGCAGGACAGCATCCTTCCCGTGCGCGGCAGCAGCCTTGACGGAATATACGTTACCGTCATCAACAACAAGATAGACGAGCTCAAGGAGACGACGGGCAACCGCGACGTATCCTCCGGCGGAACGACCGGCGGCGCGACTGCCGCCGCGGCGATCGCCGCTATGCAGGAGGCGGGCAGCAAGCTCTCGCGCGACAGCAGCAAGGCGGCATACCGCGCGTATAAAAAGCTTGTGCTGATGGTGATAGAGCTTATCCGCCAGTTTTATGACGTGCCGCGATATTTCCGCATTATGGGCGAGCGCGGCGGCATGAAATTCATAAGCTGTTCGAACGCCGGGCTGAGATTGCAGAGTCAGGGCGAGCTGACGGGTCTGGACATGGGCTGGCGGCTGCCGGTATTCGATGTGAACGTCACGCCGGTGAAATCCTCGCCTTATTCAAGGCTGAGCCAGAACGAGCTGGCGCTGCAGTTCTATGCGGCGGGCTTTTTCGACCCGGCGCGCGCGGAGGCGGCGCTGGCGTGCCTTGACATGATGGACTTTGAACGCAAGGACTTTGTCGCGGCGAAGATCGCCGAGAATGCCGCGCGCGCCCACGCACAGACAGCAGCAGTGCCTGCGCCCGCAGCAGGCGGCGCCGCTCTGCGCCGCGCGGGGGAGGCAAGCGCAACGGTGAATGCGAGAAAAAACACGGCGCAGAGCATCCAGCCGGAATGAGGCGGATGCCGGACATTACAGAATATGCCGTTGCCGGGAGAGAATGCCCCGGCGGCAGAGAGGAGAGATAGACAATGAATAAAGAAACAAACGACAGTATCCAGCTTTTCGCCGCCGGGGACGGCAGCGCCGGCACGGCGGAGCATCCGGTCTGTAAAGAATCCGCAGGCGAAAAACCCGCACCCGAGGCGGAGCGCGCCGCAGCGGAAAAATACAGATCCCTTGCAAGCGCAATAGCGGCGCTGGAAAAACGCTACGGAACGGCTCCCGGCGACGCGCAGGCGCTTGCGCGAGCGGTGGAGGAGGACGATCCCGGGGCGAGGGCGGAGGCCGGGGAGGCAAAAAGAAGAGAAAAAGCCTCCCGCCTTTATAGCATGTGGCTTTCGCAGACGGCGGATCTGCGGGAGAGCTGCCCCGGCTTCAATCTCACACATGAGCTGAAAAACGCGGACTTCCGCGAGCTGCTGCGCTCGGGCGCGAGCGTGCGCGCCGCGTATGAGCTTGTCAACCGCGACGCCATCATGCGTGCGGCGGCGCGCGATATGGAGGAGCGACTGGTGCGCAGCATCCTCTCCGGCGCTGACCGCCCGCGCGAGGGCGGGCTGACGAGCCAGAGCGCCGCCGTTGTGAAAAGCGACGTTGCGGGCATGTCCAGATCCGCCCGGCGCGAGATCATCCGCCGTGTCCAGCGCGGCGAAAAAATTTCATTTTGAATAGGAGACACATATGAGCAATGACAAAAACACCGTCCAGACCACCGGCATGACCGGGCTGTCGGCGGAGATGAAAACCTTTTACGATATGACGCTCATTGACGAGGCGCAGGCGAATCTCGTCCATGACCAGTTCGGGCAGAAGCGCCCCATACCGCCCAACGGCGGCAAGATAATCGAATTCCGCAAGTTCGCACCGCTTGCCAAGGCGACAACGCCGCTCACCGAGGGCGTGACCCCGGACGGCAAGCAGCTGTCCGTCAGCACCGTCAGCGCTGCGGTGAGCCAGTACGGCGATTATATCACCCAGTCGGATATGCTGGAGCTGACGGCGCTTGACAACACCATTCTCGAATCGGCAAAGCTGCTGGGGCGTCAGGCGGGCGCTACGCTCGACACCGTTGTGCGCAACGTCATGCACAGCGGCACGAATGTAATCTATGCCGAAAAGTCCTCCGCCTCAGGCGTGACAGAGGTGAAAAGCCGCAGTGTGCTCGACAGTGACTGCACCATAACCGTGGAGCTCATCCAGCGCGCCGTGGCAAAGCTCCGCGCGCAGAATGCGCCCACCATCGACGGCAAGTATGTCGGCATCATCCATCCCTACGTCGCCTATGACCTCATGCGCGACAGCGAGTGGGTAGATGCGCACAAGTACGCCCAGCCGGAGAATCTCTACGAAGGCGAGATAGGCGAGCTCGCGGGGGTGCGCTTTGTGCAGACGACCGAGGCGAAGATCTACGCGGGCGAGGATCTCGCCTCCGACAGCCGCACGCTCACCGTCAACAACGCCTCCGGCTACACGGGCAGCGTGACCTCCGTGAAGTTCGACGGCGGCACGGTCGAGCCTGACGCGCTCGCCGGACGCTATATCCTCATCAACGGTGTGCGCGCGAAGGTCACCGCAAACACCGCCGACACCATCACCGTGGAGAGCTGCGACTTCGGCACGGTTGCCGACAACGCCGTCATCTATCCCGGCGAGGGCGGCAAGGACGGGCTTGCAGTGTTCGGCACGCTCATCCTCGGCGACGGCGCTTACGGCGTGACTGAAGTGACCGGCGGCGGTCTTGAGATAATTGTGAAGCAGCGCGGCTCGTCCGGCGCGGCAGACCCGCTCGACCAGCGCTCCAGCGTCGGCTGGAAGGCGATAAAGACCGCGGAGATGCTCATAGAAAACTATCTTGTGCGCATCGAGAGCGTTTCAAAGCGCTTTTCCGCGAGCGCCAAGGCAAACTGACGCGGCGCGAAAGGAGAGAGAGTAATGGCAGCGAAAAAGAACACAAACGGCGAAAAGCTGGTGCGTATCAGGCTTCCCAAGGAGCGGCGCGAGCAGGAGGACGTATTTGTCGGCGTGAATGAGCGCACATGGCTCATCCGGCGCGGCGTTGAGGTGGAAGTGCCCGAATGCGTGGCGGAGGTGCTGGAAAACCGCGAGATGATGCTCGAAACCATCATGGAGTTTGAGAGCGCGGCACGCAGGGCGGAGTGACGCAATGACGCTCGCGGAAGCAATAGGCCGCGCGGACGCGCTGCGCCCCAACGGCTTTAGCTATGCCCAGAAGCTGGCGTGGCTGAGCGCGCTGGACGCGGCGGTAACGGCGGAGCTGATAAACACCCACGACGGCGGGGAGTGGGTGGATTTTGCAGGATACTCAGAGAGCAGCGCGCCCCAGACCGAGCTTTTGATCCCCGCCCCGTACGACGAGGCGTACCTGCGGTATCTTGAAGCGCAGATGGACTATGCCAACGGCGAATACGACCGCTTCAACAACTCCAACGCCATGTACGCCGCAGCGTTCGGCGCGTTTGTCAACCACTATAACCGCACGCATATGCCGTTGGGCGTGAAGAAAAAGTATTACTGAAGGAGGAGGGGGAACGCCATGCTATACCCCAAGCTCAGAAAAAAAGCCGTCCGCCGGCAGACCGTCAGCGCCTTCGGCGGATATGAGCACCGCCTGCGCACAACGGAGGGCGCGTTTTACGACACGCGCAATCTTTCCACAGAGCGCTATCCGCTGCTGTCGGTGAGAAAGCGGCGGGGCGAATATCTCACGCTCACCGCGCCGCAGGGGATCATTGAAAAGGACGCGCTCGCCTACATCGACGCAGGGACGCTCTATTATAACGGGCTGGCAACGCCGCTCACGGGGATGAGCGAGGGGGAAAAGCAGCTTGTGAGCATGGGAGCGTACATATGCGTCTTCCCGGACAAGCTCTACTATAACACCGCCGACGGCACGGACTACGGCTCGATGGAAGCAAAGTGGGAATATACCGGGCGCGTGACATATTCGATATGCGATCTCGACGGCGGGGACTACCCCGCCGCCGAGGAGAGCGCCGCAGAGCCCGCCGCGCCGCAGGACGGGGACTTGTGGCTGAACACAAGAGAGCGCACATTCAGCCGTTACAGCGCGTCGATGAAAATGTGGGTGGAGGTGGAGAGCGTATACACAAAGCTCACATTCACAACGCAGGGACAGATACCCTCCGCCTTCGCCCGCTATGACGGCGTGCGCATCACCGGCGCAGGGGGCGACCTCGACGGAACGAAGGTGCTGTATGCCGTGGGCGGCAGCGCCGGCACGGCGCCGGAATATGCGGACGCGAAGAGCGACTTCATCGTGCTTGCGTGCGAGCCCTCGGAGGCACGCACGGAGGAGAATGCGCACATCACCATCACGCGCCGCGTGCCGGATCTGGACTATGTATGCCAGTGCGCAAACCGCCTGTGGGGCTGCCGCTACGGCAACGACGGAGAGGGTAATATCAATGAGCTTTACTGCTGCGCTCTGGGAGACTTCAAAAACTGGGAGCAGTATCTGGGGCTCTCGACGGATTCGTGGCGTGCGAGCGTCGGCTCTGACGGCGTGTGGACGGGGGCAATCGGCTATCTCGGCACGCCGCTCTTCTTCAAGGAAAACTGCATACACCGCATAAGCGTGTCTGCGACCGGGGCGCATCAGGTGGGCGAGACCGTGTGCCGCGGCGTGCAGCGCGGCAGCGCAAAGAGCCTTGTTATCGTCAATGAGACGCTCTACTACAAATCGCGCGGCGATGTGTGCGCCTATCAGGGCGGCTTTCCGGAGGGAGTATCCGCCGCGCTGGGCGGCGAGAGCTATGGGAGCGCTGCGGCAGGCGCGCTGGGGGAGAGATACTATATCTCCATGCGCGACGCGCGGGGAAAGGCGAATCTTTTCGTTTATGACATTGCCAGAGGGCTTTGGATGCGCGAGGACGAGCTGGCGGCGGACGCTTTCGCAAGGGTGGACGACGAGCTGTTCTGCCTTGCCGGCGGCAAGGTCTATGCTCTTGCCGGAACATGCGGCGAAGCGGAAAAGCGCGTGGAATGGTCGGCGGAGACGGGAATGCTGACGTGCGAATACCCGGACAGCAAATATCTTTCGCGCATCGCTCTGCGCGCGTGGATGGAGCGGGAGGCGGAGCTTGAGCTTTTCACGGAGTATGATTCCTCCGGCGTGTGGGAGTATGCCGGGCGGATGCGCGTGGCGAACGCAGGGTCTGCCGGGTTTCCGCTGAGACTGCGCCGGTGCGACCATGTGCGCCTGCGCCTTGAAGGGCGCGGCGATGTGCGGATACTGAGCATGACGCGCGAGGTGACGGAGGGATGACAGGCATATACGA